AATTGATTTGAAAGATTTAAAGCAGCAAAGCGGAACTGATAGTACGTTTGACAAAGAGGATCTGGATCTCACTGAAAGTCGCTTATACGGATTGGGCAACAACAAACGTATGAGTTTTGGTGACGTAGGCACTCATAAAATTATAATTAAACATAAAGATCAAATTGATCCCGAGCGTCATGGATCACGCGGTAGACAAATTGAACACGTTTTTATTGAAACTCCCGTTGGCGAAAGATTTTTATTAGATCATACAAACTTACACGGTGCAAGAGCAACTGCCAATCATTTGCGTAATGGTGGTAGCATCGGTGACGAAGGCAGTCAACTTATTAATGAAATGGTCAAAGAAATGGCCAGCATGCGTCATTTTGTCCGTAGTATGAAAAGTCGTACTTTTGAGGATGCCGAAACTGTTGGTATGGTCGAAGCTGCCATTTATAGATACAACGAAGTAAAAGATAAGTTAAAAAAATTACAAGGCAGAAACGGAAAAGAAATCATTGAAGCTATGCTTGGGCAAAATTCAATTGATGAAGATTCGATTGATATTGATGCTCTACGTGAAAGATTTGTTAAAAAAATCTATGATGATAGATTTAACGAAGCATTACCATATGTATACAAAGCTTACAAAAAACAAAAAGAAATGGAAACAAGCGAGTCCAAAGAATTTATGTCATGGGCCGATAGTATTGCCGAAACCAATTGGGGCGATGATACTGATGACAGAAATGAAGCTGATTTAATTAGAGTAATGCAGAGACCTATCATGGTAGGTATGGATGCGGTAGATGCTAAAGCCATTTTATCAGACATTGGATTCGAAGGTGCAGAAGATTTGTTTGATGATCTAGTTGAAATTTCTCGTGTTCAAGGTCCAGATACGGATGTAAGAATCAGTGTTGCCGAGTGGTTGGCATCAAATGGTGAACAAGCATTATCTAATCAGATTATGCAAATTTTACAGCAACAAAACACAAGCACACAGCCTGTACCACAACAACCCAACGTGCCACAACAACCAATGGGCGACAATACGATGGATGAACCGGTTGTGAACGAAGAAATATCAATTTTACGTTGGTTATCGGGTTTAGGTAAAAAATAATTTATTTTGTTTTGACAACATAAATACAATTGTTATACACTAGTAAACATGCTTGTGTGTATCTTGGCACAAACTATTATGGCATTTATTAAGGAGAATATATTATGGCCACTTCATTAGCAGAAATTCGCGCAAAACTACAAGCGCAAGAAAACCGTCAATCAGGCGGTCAGTCACAAGGCGACAACGCCATCTATGCACACTGGAACATTCCAGAAGGCTCAAGTGCAAAAATTCGTTTTTTACCAGACGCTAACACACAAAACTCATTCTTTTGGGTTGAGCGATTGATGATTCGTTTGCCGTTCGCAGGTATCAAAGGACAATCAGATTCAAAACCTGTTGTAGTACAGGTACCCTGCGTAGAAATGTACGGCGAATCCTGCCCAATTCTAGCAGAAGTTCGCACTTGGTTCAAAGACCCAAGTTTGGAAGAAATGGGTCGTAAGTATTGGAAAAAGAAATCATATCTTTTCCAAGGTTTCGTAAGAGAAAATCCACTAGCGGACGACAAAACACCTGAGAATCCAATTCGTAGATTCGTTATTAGTCCCCAGATCTTTAATTTAATCAAGGCTGCACTAATGGATCCAGAACTAGAAAGCATGCCAACTGATTACACCGCTGGTTTGGATTTCACTGTTACTAAAACTAGTAAAGGTGGTTATGCAGACTACTCAACTAGTAAATGGAGTCGTAAAGAGACTGCATTAACAGCTCAAGAACAAGGCGCAATTGACAGCTTTGGACTTTACAATCTTTCTGACTTCTTGCCTAAACGTCCAGGTGAAGTAGAACTGCGAGTGCTTAAAGAAATGTTTGAGGCATCAGTAGATGGTCAAGCATATGATCCAGATCGTTGGAGTCAGTACTTCAAGCCAAGCGGTTTTCAAGGTCGAGGTGGTGATGATGTAGAGACTGCTGCACCTGCTCCTGCAGCCAAGACAGCACCTGCTCCGGTTCAATCCGCTGCGCCGTTTGATGCTGACGAGGAAGATGACGCACCAGTAGCAACTGCCCCAGTGCAATCCGCTGCAAAACCATCCAGTCAACGAGCTGAGGATATCTTGGCCATGATTAGAAATCGTAGCAAACAATAAGGCGTTTAAATGTTATCGCAATTAGATAACATTATTTTCCCAGACCGTTGCGAAGTATTAGAAGTTGCTCCGCAACGGTATGTTTATCCCATATATAAAAACGGTTACAGTAGTTTAAGTAACTCGGGCTTCAGATCATTGGCAATGATAGAGTTGCCTGAATTGGATACAGTGGAAATATTTGTTAGAGAACCCGTTGAACGATTCTTTTCCGGTCTAAGTTCGTATGTTGAATATAATAGCCACTTAGACAAAGATACTTTATTGTTCATGGCCGGGCATCACTTGTTTATTAACAGACACTTTGCACCTCAATTTCATTGGTTAGTAAACCTGCGTAGATTTACTCGGGCAAAAATTAAAATTAATCCAATTGAAGAATTAAAAACTATCACAAATTTGTATGTAAACGAAAATAAAAATAAAGTACAATATGATATTGTAAATTTTCCCAAGGTTACATTTTATATGCAGTTAGACAAAGTGTTAACAGAAATCTATCTTGGGAAAACTGTGTCATTTAATGAAATTGTAAAAAGTATTCACGAAACATATCCTGATGTTTATGAAGAAATTATTCAAAGATCAAAAGATTTATGCAATGTCCTCGACTAAATCATTTTGTTAGATTTAATCCAAACGGAAGCGTAAGTCGTTGCGGTCATATGGTCAATCCTCCGCAATTTGCTTCGTTGCAGGACATGGAAAACAGCGACTGGTTAAATGATATAAGAATAAAACTTAAACCACCAGAATGTATAAGATGTTTTGAAACAGAGCTGCAAAATGGTACTAGTATCCGGCTTAATGCAATCAAATTTCATCAGCAGCAAACTAGGCCTGATTATTTGATTGTGGGCGGTGTACTTGACAATATTTGCAATAGTGGATGTTTAACATGTGACGAAAATCACAGTACTAAAATTGGAAGTTTGAAATCTAAAATATATGCCATAGTTGATAATACTAATAAATTTTGGCAATTACCAGTTCATAGAATTGTGCATTTAGATATAAACGGTGGAGAGCCTAGTGCTAGTAAAAATTATAGAGACATATTAAAAAACTTACCAACCAATGTCAAATCTATTAGAATTAATACAAATTGTTCTATTGTGATAGAGGAAATAGAAAATTTAATTCAAAAAGGCGTAAAAGTTACAGTTACAGTAAGTTTAGATGGAATAGAAGAAGTTCATGACTATGTGCGTTGGCCTATCAAATGGGGTAACTTTTATGACAACTTGCTTCATTATAAAAGCATTGATAAACTAGACTTAAATACCTGGACAACTGTAAGTGCATTGAATATTCATAATTTTACTGCGATTAAAAAATTTGTATCTAATCATCAATTACAACATTCTTATGCTTTTTTACACAGCCCTGATGCAATAAGTGTAAAATATTCAAACAACTTAACACTGCCATATAAAAATTTATTTCCTAATATTGTTGCTGTGGGTAGAGATAATCAAATTGAACTAGATGATTATATTTTTAATCAAAAAAAATTAAGAAATATCTTATGAATAAGTATAAGCCATACTATGAACTAAAATGTCATAGTTTAGATATAATTTCAAAAAAACTTTTGGACTTGGTGGCAGACAAATTAGAAACCAGTAATGGTTGGATTTTTTTAGATAATAATGCTGTGCTTAAAAACATCCCTGAGTTGTTTACATTTTTTAAAGAAAATAAATTATATCTTAGAAATTCAGCAGTAACTATTCTTCAAGAAGATTTACCTTTACACATTGATGTACCGCCGACAATTGCAAAAATTAATTTTCCTATATTAAACACAAAAGGATGGGTCAATCGTTGGTATGAAGTAGATGAAGATATTTTTAACAATTGCCCTAAAACAAAGGACGAATTTGGAAATGAAAAAGAAGATATTCTAGTAATACCAAAATCTGCTATAAAATTAAGTGCAGAACTTTTTGATTTTGCAAATCCTGTTGTTTTTAATAGCAGACTATTACATTCAGTCGATCAGCTTGATATGACGCAAAAACCACGTGTTGTAGCAAGTTTTACTTTTATCAATGAGCCTTTACATTACTTAAAATGAAAATAGCAATTACTGGACACACAGCCGGAATCGGCAAAGCTCTTGCAGAAATATACACAGCACAAGGGCACGAAATAGTTGGCTTAAGTAGAAGAAACGGATTTAATATAAGTAGCGTTCCTAAAGTTGTTTCAATGATTGAACTATGCGACATTTTTATCAATAACGCTCAGGTGAGATTTGTGCAAACTGAACTGTTATTTGCTGTGTATAAGGCATGGAAAGACGTACCAAATAAAAAAATCATTAACATTAGCACAATGATGACACTAGAACCCATAAGTTCTTTGCCCGGCATAGAAATGATTGAATATCACAATCAAAAATTAGCACTTGAAGAAGCACACCGACAACTTTTACATTTACACACTTGGCCTAAGCTATGTTTGGTCAAGCCAGGAGCAGTAGCAACACAGCCAGGACAGACAAGTCCGCGGCCTTGTGCCGATGTTAATGTATGGGCAGGAAAATTAGTTAGTATTTTAGATGCTGGTCCAGACCTAGAAGTAGGAGAAATTGCACTAGGTGTTAACTATCCATGAACGGTAAGGAGTATTTGACTAATAAAAACTTTTGTCCTATACCGTGGACTGGATTAATGTATAATTTTGACGGAAATATTAAAACCTGTATACGTAGTTCAGAACCAATTGGAAACATAAAAACTAGTTCAATACAAGAAATCTTACACAATGATAAAAATCTAGACACGAGACTAAAAATGTTGGCTAATAGTCCAGGTTTACGTTGTTATCCTTGTTATGACTTAGAAAAAGAAAAGAAAAGTTTTGAAATAATAAGCGATAGGGTCTTTTATCTAAGAGAGCTTAAAGCAGTTGATATGAATTTATATGATGATCCTACTGCTTTTCAGTTGCACAAAGTAGATGTCCGTTGGAGTAATCTTTGCAATTTTTCCTGCGTCTATTGTGGACCAGAATTCAGCAGTCAGTGGGTCAATGAATTAGGTATTAAAATTGAAACTCCTATAGACCAAAAGAAAAAAGAATTTAAAGATTATATTTTTAAACATGCTGATAAATTGAAACATGTTTATTTGGCCGGCGGCGAACCTTTATTAATGAAGGAAAATTATGAATTTTTACAATTGCTTCAAGAAAAAAATCCAAATGTAAATTTAAGAATTAATACCAATTTAAGCAAAATTGATACACGTATTTTTGATCTGATATGTTGGTTTAAGAATGTTCATTGGATAGTAAGTGTAGAAACAATTGAAGAAGAATATGAATATATTCGGCATGGTGGAAAATGGATAGATTTTTTAGATAACTTACTATTAATTAAGGATACTGATCATAAAATATCATTTAACATGCTACATTTTATATTGAATTACAAATCAATTTTTAACTGTGTGGATTATTTAAAAAGCTTAGGGTTTCATAATAACAGTTTTATTATTGGATCATTGTTAACACCCGAGCATCTAAATATTAGACATTTACCAGACAGTGTGTTAAGCTTGATTAAACAAGAATTGACGTCGAGGATAAATGAAAATCCTGGATTTTTATTAGAGAACGGATATAGAAACGTACTAGAATACATTAATCAACCAATAGAAAAAAATTTAGCTGAATCTTTCAAGCAACTAAAGTTGCTAGATGAACGACGCGGCCTAGATAGCACTAAAATTTTTAAGGAACTTTATAATTATGGCAACCAAACCTTTTGATGTATCAAAATTTCGTAAAAGTATTACAAAAAGTATTGACGGCATCTCCGTTGGATTCAACGACCCAACAGACTGGATCTCAACCAACAACTACGCTCTTAACTATCTTATTAGCGGGGACTTTAATAAGGGTATCCCGATGGGTAAAGTTACTGTATTTGCTGGTGAATCTGGTGCAGGTAAATCCTTTATCTGCTCTGGAAACCTCGTCAAGAATGCACAAGAACAGGGTATATATGTTATTCTCATCGATACTGAGAACGCACTTGATGAAGCGTGGTTACACGCACTTGGTGTGGACACTAGCGAGGACAAACTTCTCAAACTCAATATGGCCATGATTGATGATGTTGCCAAGATGATTACTGAGTTTGTAAAGGAATATAAAACACTACCCGAAGACCAGCGTCCTAAAGTTCTAATTGTGTTAGACAGTCTAGGCATGTTATTAACTCCTACAGATGTCAATCAGTTTGAAGCCGGCGATTTAAAAGGCGACATGGGTCGTAAACCCAAGGCACTGACAGCTCTGGTTCGTAACTGTGTTAACATGTTCGGTAGCTTAAACATTGGCTTAGTGGCAACTAATCATACCTATGCTAGCCAAGACATGTTTGACCCAGACGACAAGATCTCAGGTGGTCAAGGCTTTATCTATGCAAGTTCGATTGTTGTTGCTATGCGTAAATTGAAACTTAAAGAAGACGAAGATGGTAACAAGGTCAGTGAAGTCAAAGGTATCCGTGCTGCATGTAAGATCATGAAGACACGATATGCAAAACCATTTGAAAGTGTACAGGTCAAGATTCCTTACGAGCAAGGTATGAATCCCTACAGCGGTCTAGTAGATATGTTCGAAGGCAAAGGGTTGTTGGCCAAGGAAGGTAATAGTCTTAAGTATACTTTGTCAGACGGCACAGTTATTAAACAATTTAGAAAGGCATGGGAACGTAACGAAGACGGTAGTCTGGATCGTGTAATGGCAGATTTTGCTGCTAACCCGCATCAAGTAGTTAATAATCATGATATTGTAGATGCAGATGCATGATAGTTATTGTTCGCAAAAATTTTGGTGGCTTACAGTAGAACCAGAACGAAGGCAACTATTATCTTGTTGTGCAGCATATCCTCATAAAATTGATTTAGTGTGGTTACAAAATAATAAAGGAAACTTGTTTAATCTTCCGACTCTACAACAAGAACGTAAAGATATGTTGGATGGCATATTTGTGTCAAGTTGTGAAAAAACCTGCTGGGAAGCCGAGAGACAAGGAAAAATAAGCAGAAGATTATTAATGGGTTCTAATAATAGAACTCATACCAATATCACAGCCGTGCCTGAAACTGTGCATGTTAATTTAGGCAGTGATTGTAATTTAACCTGTGTGTATTGTACAAAACAATACAGTACTTCTTGGCTTAAAGACATATATGAAAACGGCGCTTACCTGGATGAAGAAAGATATAAAATAAGTAATAACGATAAAATACTTTTAAATTTAAAACAGAAAAAAATAAATCAAACTGATGTATATAATTTGATTATAGATGAAATATCGAGCTATACTGATTGTAAAGAAGTTTGTATATCCGGTGGCGAACCGTTTTTACACAATAGCTTAGTAGAGTTGGTAAAAAAATTCAAACAAAAAGTCAAAATATACACAGGGCTCGGAGTAAGTACCAACAGATTAGAAAGAATGCTATCAGACCTTCCTAGTAATATAGAATTTGCAGTAAGTGCAGAAAATATACATCAACACTATGAGTTTGCAAGATACAACAATAGTTTTAAGAAATTTGAGCAAAATTTAGATTTGCTAACAAAAAATCATTCAGTAGTTTTTAGTAGTACAATGTCAAATTTGACTATTTTTAATTTTTCCGAATTTGAGAACTATTACAAGGATTATACAATTGAACTAGGATTTTGTAATGAGCCTGATTATCTTTCAGTGAATGTTATGGATCAGCACAGTAAAGAAATGCTTAAAGCTACAACTTTTAACACCAACGACAAAAGTATAAAACACATGCTAGATCAAGAACACACAATTGAGCAAAAAAATAATTTAGTTATTTTTCTTAAAGAGTTTGTAAGGAGACGTAATTTGGACTTGAAAATTTTTCCTACAAACTTTATAAACTGGTTAAATACACCGCAATAACATACTAAGGATTAATAAATGAGTATTGATGTAGAAATTTTAATTGAAACTTACACTATTCTGAAAGAGTATATTCCCGCCAAAGAGCGTCAAGCTGCTTCGGACAATTTAATGAGCGTACTTGCAGATACGTTAAGCGAGAAAGAACTCAAAGAGTTTGGATCAACCGATGGATACACAAAACGCAGTCTTGAAGAATATATTAGCGACGACGAAGATTACGAAGATTACGAAGACTAATGTGGTACAATAAAATTGTTGCCGACCTTGGTCAGATTCCGGCCTTTATTGATTATTATGAAGGCGAACTTGCACAGGCGAAAACAGAAACATACATACGAGGTAATGTTGAAAAGTCCGCTGCGAATCTACCGGGTATTACAGAGCACAGATTTAACCAGCTTCAGGAGATTGAAGCTGTACTTAACTATCTTAATATACAACTTCGTAAGATTAGACGAAAGCATTTTCAAAAGTACCTGGAAGCTTATGCCCGAGCTCTTACAAGTCGCGACGCGGAGAAATATACAGATGGTGAAGACGAAGTCATTGACTTTGAAACTATCATTAACGAAGTTGCTCTTCTTAGAAACAAATGGCTTGGAGTTATGAAAGGTCTAGAAAGCAAAAACTTCATGCTAGGTCATGTGGTCCGGCTCAGAACAGCAGGTATGGAAGATATTGTGGTGTAATGGATTACAAAGAGTACGCAAATAACATTTTACGAGATTGGGCATTGTGTTCTAATGCTCGTCCTAAGAATAATGCTATTGATATACAGATTGAAAAAGATACTTGCGGAAGATGGGCAGTCAATTTGATTCATCATTTAAATTGGGGTTCAGAATCTGAATTGGCCGAAGCTTGTTATCAGCTTGAGTCAAGATTGAAACCATTAAAAGAAAAAATAATTATTGAGGTATTACATAATGGAACTATTTAAAAATGCAGACAGCAGCCATCAACACAGCTTAGAAACTCTAAAAGTTTTATACGGATATGATAGTTTTTTAGATAGTTTAGAGTTTATTGCAGACTTTGGATGTGGACAGGGTTTAGACACTCAATGGTGGGCAACTTTGGAAACTAGAGATGAACCGCCTGAACCTAGAAACTACAAAGTTTATGCAGTTGATAAAAACATTGACCAATTTGATCAAAGTATAGGAAATTTGCCTAATGTGCATACTTTTGATTATGATTTAGATAATGAATATTTTGTGCTTCCTAGACCTGTTGATTTGGTATGGTGCCATGATGCTTTTCAATATCTAATTAATCCAGTGAATGCTTTGAAAACATGGAATAATTCAATGAATGTTGACGCTATGTTGATTTTAGTTTTGCCTCAAAATCAACATTATTACTATAATAGACTACAATCTCATAGTTACAACAACGTTTATTTTAATTATAACATTGTCAATCTAATGTACATGTTAGCAGTGAATGGATTCGACTGTAGGGATGCTTACTTTTACAAAGAAGAAAATAATCCATGGCTGCATGCAGCAGTATACAAGTCAAATATAGCGCCAATGGATCCTACAACTACAAATTGGTATCATTTAGCAGAATTAGATCTTTTAAACGACAGTGTTGTAGCATGTTTAAACAAATATGGATGTGTTAAACAAGAAGAAATTGTTACGGCTTGGTTAGATAAAGATTTTCATTACTCAAAAGAGTAAATTATATTCCTGCTGTTAGACTTTGAAGATACTCATTCTGTCTTTGTTTACACTTTAATATTGACATAATTAAGTTACGCATAAGGATGCCTGTTTTGACTATAAGTGTATTGTTGTAACCAGTGCTCAACATCGGCAGCAGTTTTAGGATTTTTACTAACAATATACTCTTCAAGATCGTTACTATAATGCGAAGAGAACATTTCTCGAAGTCTTTCTACTAGATTTTTCAAACTCATACCATCTCCATGTTATACACTCATATTTATTGCGTTGCAACATGAGAAAACAGAATATTTTTTAGCCATAAATATTGCATTATGCGTGATCTGATAAACTTACTAACTGAAGCCACAGGTTTAGCCGGGCGAATACCCGGTGATATCTTTATTGATTCTAACAACAACGAGGTAACATTTCGTGAGCTGAAATTTTATCCCACTGCGGGAAGATTTAATTCTAAAGAAGAAATGAGTGCTGCTGTAGCCGATATAGGTGAACAGTATCAACGTGCAGGAATTGATATTGTAGAAACCAATGCTGACCGTGGAATGTTAGCCTTTGGTGTAGCTACATTTACTGATGCTGATAACAATGTTCGAGCCTATATAAGATATTTTCAAAGAATAGCAGCAAATTTCAGATCCAACTTTTGGGATAACAATTCTATTCCTGACTTGCGTCTGGGGAAAAAGAGCAGCGAAAAGCTGCGTGTGGGCTATTCACCTAGTGAAGTGCTAACACAATTAGATAATTTAACACCCGACAGTATCATACAACAAATAGCGGCAAAGTTTGGCGACCAAAGCGTTCTAACTCAAATTGCTGTTAGAGTAAGTCAAGGCGGTAGTTCTAATATCGAAGTACCGGCAGAAGGTATACACTTTGAAGCATTCAGAGATTTGTTTTGTGAAATGCTACACCCTATAGCTTTAAAGTCAGGTTTCTTTACTGGACCTGTTAAAGAGTCGGCAACAGTGGCCGAGGAAAAGTTTTTAGGACCAGGTGGATTCCAAACAGCAGCAATTAATTTTAGTTCTAGCAAAACTGAAGGACTCAGCGATAGTATATTGGTTGGCGAAAACGGTGTAAGTTTAAAAGTCAGTAGTAAAAACAAAGTAGGTAGTGCCAAAGCCAGTGTTACTAACTTGGCTGTTGAAGCTAGGAAAATGCGTGAAGGTCCTAGTGCCACACTCATGAATAGATACAAAGACGCCGTAGAGATAATTGAGTTCATTGAACGAGCCGACGGAATAAATGGTCCGCTATTGTTAGCTAAAAAATTTAATATTATTAATGAAGATGAACTTGATACAGTAATGAGTTTGCGTAGTGTAGGTTCGTTTGAGTATGTTGCGGTCAATTTGGATCAGTATCCTGGAATGACCGACAACTTAAAAACAATATGGCAACGTCGCCGTGCAAAAAACATGCAGGATAGTGTGCCGTTTTTCCATATGGTCAGTGGTATAGCTCACACTGTGGCAGAATATATTAATAATAAAACTGAATTCAGTAAGGCTGCATCGGCAATCTTGAACAACGGTGCGTTGGTTCAAATATATACCAATGTAAAAAACATGGGCGGTAAGATTATTTTATTTCCATTCCAAACACAATACCCGTCGGAAACAATTACTGGTGTGGTCATGGATGCAGGTACTAGATACAAGAGTACAGCAATTAATGGAAAATTTGGATTTCAAATTCTTAAAAATGGTGCAAAGCCTGAAATTACTGATAACGAATTAGATGGCGAACCCGTATCTAAGAAAACTCAGGATTTTGATCCTGACAATATAAGAGTACAAATAACACCCAAAGGTCGAAAGGCCGAACCTCG